ATATATAATGTTCATTATGCTCATGCTACAGGAGATATTTTAGACGCAGCCTTTAGTATGGCAAGAATTCTAACTGAAGCCGGGCACGGTCCAGAACAACTATCAAAGAAAACACTCCAGCAATTAGTGGGACTTGCGCAGAAAGAGGAAAGAGCTATTCTAGAGAAACAAGCAAAGTCAATCCAAACTTTAACTGAACACACAGTTCGTCGCACAGTAGAACTTCAAACCAAGCAAAAACTTCCTCCAGAATCTAAAGGTCTTGTTCAACTAGAAAATGAAAAAGATCTAGCAACAGAAACGGCATTCCAGAATATCTGTTGTGGCGCCGGTCGAGTCGATCAAAGTACAATGAAATATGTCCCAGCTTGGGATCCAATTACAGGAAAACGTGAGCCAGGGTTAGGAACTGTTCCTGTTAGTGGGGATAACTTCTTTGGTAGGGTTAAGAGTGGAGAGAGTCTTATGTTCTCTTATCGTCCTAATGGTATTCCAGAAGCTACAATTGAACTTAATGTTAAGACTGGGTCAATCAGAGAAATCGCAGGAAAGAATAATGATCCAATGGATCCTAAGCTCAAGGATGCCGTTCTTAAGGCTCTGGCTCCTGTTCAGCGAGATATAGTTGCTATTAAAAGAAAAAATCTACCAGATCTAGGGCTTTTTCCAGGTACGAACATCAGACGGCGTGATAATGAGGATGTTAATTTTAACATAGAAGGTTTTATTCGGTGGGCAAACGAGGATCCTCAAAATGCTGAGTACTATATGCGTCAGGCTAGAGAACTTGCTGATCATGTTGGAAGATTTGATGAATTCGGAATGGCTATAAACGATTAGCATATTCTAAAACAAGGAAAGGCACAAAAAAATGGAAGATCACACAGACCAAAAGAGGCACGAAGTAACAGTAATTAATGCTTCCGCGGCCGAGATTTATGAACGTGGCAAGGTAGATATCAACTTCTTTGCCTCTCTTGCAATTCCTGAAATTTGCGTTTATCCTCTCCCTAATTTTTACCTAGCTTGTTTTCAACTCCTTGTTTCCCGTCGTGACGTAGATTATGGAAAACTCCTTCGTTTCGCACTAGGACTGCCGCGAGGCCATGCAAAGACTACCTTTATCAAAGTTCTCATTGCATGGCTCATCGTCTATGATAAAGCGAAGTTCATCCTTATCGTCTGTTCTGATTCTCCATTGGCTGAACTTCTACTTGCGGACATTCATGATATACTTCTAAGCGATAATATCACAGCAGTTTATGGGGATTGGGCTGCAGGACTATCCATAGATTCCGCAGATACGAAGAAAAGTCAGTATCACGGAAGACCTGTTTCTATGGTGGCAAGAGGATGGAAATCAGGTATTCGAGGAATTAACCTCAGGCATCAGCGTCCTGATATCATTTTTATTGATGATGCGCAGACAAAAGCAAACGCGGAGAGTCTAACAGATTCCACGACTCTCCTTTCTACGCTTGTTGGAACCATTTTTAAAGCAATTGCACCTTACGGAGATCGTCTCATTATCTACGTAGGGAACATGTACAATGACACCTGCGTCCTGAACAAACTCAAGAAGAACCCGGGCTGGATTTCTATGATCACTGGCGCGATTCTTGCAGACGGAAAGCCACTTTGGCCAGAACTATTCTCCTTAGAAGATCTCATGGAAAGCTATTACCATGATGAAGCCTTAGGAATGAGCCACGTCTGGTTTGCCGAAGTCATGAATGACCCAGTGGGTGGCGCAACAAGCATCTTTCCTAATCCTTTGCCAGATTCCCCCATTCAGGAATATGAGCTTGAGCTGGCGGATGGAGCTTTCATAACAATTGATCCAGCTGGGTTTAGGAAAACTAGTGACGATAATGTAATTGTAGTGCATTTGAAGTACGGAGAAAAAGGTGTAATCGTAGAGTCAAAACAAGGAATTCTTGATCCAGAACAATTGATTCTCGCAGCTATAACCCTTGCAGTTAAATGGAAGTGTTCTCTCATCGGGGTTGAGGATACAGGCTATCAAATGACTCTGGGATTTTGGCTCACTAAGTATATAGTGCAGTTTGAGCTTAATTCCCTCGTGGTAGTTCCCCTCTCTCCTCATGGAAGAACGAAAGAAGCTAGAATTCGTTTGCTGATTGCCGAGCTGTATAAAGGCAACTATGTCATTCATGATCATGAAACACGCAGGAATTTCATCTGGCAAGCTTCAACATATAAGCTAGGTAAGTCCGATAATCGTGATGACCTTCTAGATGCTTGCGCTTATGGCGTCGACGTTAGGAATGAATACTGGCATCAAATTACAAAACTGGACTATGGTCTTACTATCGATGGAGAGTGTAAGGTCATAGGAGATAATACTCCTTTTTAAGGATTTAGTAATGGCACGCATTTCCCCCCAGACACAGAAGAATGTCATAGAGTACGCCAAGTTCGTCCTGATGGAACACGGCGAGAATTCTGACTACCATGACAAGATGGAAGCAATCGACATTGCTTATGCAAGGTATAAATTAAACAAAGATCCTAAAACAGGCGTCGTTCATGGAGAGGGAATAGATGCTGCTACTACCCCTGCTGGTGTTTTTAACGTTCCTTCTACTACTCCTCCTGTTGTTGTGGCCCAAGTTGACAGCATGGTTGGATATCTGTCGGAAGTATTCCTGTCCGGAACCCCACTATTCCCTATTGTGTCTAACCCGACTAATAAACAATCTGCGGAGTCACTTGAGGCTTTACTGGACGATCATAGTATTCTTGGGGGTTATCCTCGTGAGCTTCTCATATTTCTTCGCGATAGTATTAAATATAATCTAGGCGCCGTAGAATGTGATTGGACCTCAGTTGATCAATACGATGTCCTGGATGAAATTGCACAGGATGAGATTCGGAAACTCAAAAGGAAGGCGGTTCATTATACGAAGCTTCGCCGTCTTGATCTCTACAATACTGTCTGGGATAAAAACACAAATCCTGGGGATATTGCAAAAGAAGGAGATTATGCTGGCTACATCAGCATCCTCTCCCGGCCAAAACTGAAGCGTCTCCTTAACAAAATTTCAATTGAGGGTGATGCCCTTAACGTAGATAAGGCTCTCGAAAGCTACATCAATGCAGATGCTCCTAACTACGTAATGCATCCTCAAGTTTCTGACTATATCGCTTCACGGAAACCTACTACAACGATTGATTGGGCTAGTTTCCTCGGTTATGGTTCGCAAAAACAGAATCGCGGCGTCCTAGGGAACTATGAAGTATTCAAACTTTATGCTCGTGTAGCTCCCGCTGATTTAGGAATCCCGGGCCCAATGCCAAATACTCCTCAGATCTTCAAATTCACAATAGTGAATGGAGACACGGTAGTGCAAGTTAAAAGAATCATTTCTGCATATGACCATCTTCCGATTCTTTTCGGCCAGCCCTTCGAGGACGGACTTGGATATCAGACGAAATCCATTGCGGAAGGAAGCATTCCAATTCAACAAGCAGCAGGGACGCTTTTTAACATCCAATTTAACGCCAGTCGTCGTGCCGTTTCTGACAGAGCTTTGTATGATCCAAATGTAATTCGCCCTTCTGATGTTAATTCTCCTGTTCCGGCCCCGAAAATTCCGGTCAAGACTAATCAACTGAATAATCGTCCGATCAGCGATTCCTACTATCCCATTCCTTTTGATAGTCGTGGGACAGAAAACGCAATTCAGAACGGAATGCAGATTGTCAATTTCGGAAAGGAGCTCTCAGGACTTAATAATCCCCTCCAAGGACAGTTCCAGAAGGGAAATAAATCAGTCACAGAATGGCGTGACACTATGGGGAATGCGGATGCAAGACTTCGTCTCCCGGCATTGGCTTTGGAATATCAGTTCTTTGTTCCTTTGAAGGAAATCCTCAAGTTTAACATTTTCCAGTACGGAGAGGATGCCGTAGTCTCTTCCCAAAGAACTGGCCAGATTATGGAAGCTAAGGTTTCGGAAATGAGGCAGAAAGTCCTTTCCTTCCGTGTCGCAGATGGCTATACTCCAAAGAGCAAACTTGCAAGTACGGAAGCTATCATTAACCTGACCCAGATGATTAGTCAGAGTCCCATTCTTCAGCAAGCTTACGGGATGATGCTTCCAAATATCGTAGCCCATCTCGCGCAATTGATGGGTGTTCGTGGTATGGAAGAATATAATCCGCAAGTACAACAAGCAATCGAAAGTGAAGAAAATCGAAATCCGGCAGAAGCTGCGACTATGGGTCCAGTAGGAGATCTCGCAAGAGTTATGCAGGAAAATGATCTCCGCCAGCAGGAATTAGCATCAAGAGAACAAGGGCTTCAACTCCGACAACAGGAACTTAGGCAATGATCGACAATCTATTCCCGGTTCAGCCTCTTACTCAGGAAGAAGAAGCTTTGATTTATGAGGTATTTTCCAACGCCACAGTCAGAAAATACCTTCATATTTTAGGTGCGGAGAGTGCGAAGGATCTCTTGGCTCTCCCTGTGCTTAATGAAACACCTGCGTCAGTGCTTAACAAACATACTTTGACGACAGGAAAACTTGAAGTTCTAGCAACCCTACTTTCTATCGAAGGAATAAAACAATGAGTATTCTTGACTCCATCCTGGGTCGTCCCGCTTCGCAAACTCCGGCTGCTGCTCCCCCAGTTCCGGCAGCTCCAGTGCAACAAACGCCAACTGAGCCAGTTAACCCGCTTGACTCATATAAGGCGATGCTCGAAAATGCAAATAAACCAGCAGAACCTTCTGATACTCCTTCCTTTAGTCTGGATGGAAGGGTATTGGACGAAGTTGGTGGTAAATTGAATTTCACTCAGGGAGTTAATCCTGACCTTCTGCAAAAAGCCACAAATGGTGATGCAGCGGCGATGGTAGCTCTCATGAACACAGTAGCGCAAAATGCATATAAAGCAGCACTTCAACATAACACCGCTCTCACAGATACGCATCTTAATACTCGTGCGGAACATGAGAAAAAGTTAGTTGATGGAGCCGTTAAAAGCTCTCTTATTAGCAACGAACTGGCATCGGTTCCTAATGCAAACCACCCTGTAGTTAAGCAGGAACTCGTTAGAATCGCCCAGGCTCTTGCAAAAGAAAACCCGGATGCAACTCCGTCACAAATCAAGGAAGAAGCTGTAAGATACCTCAATACGGTCTATTCAGCGTTAAATCCAAAACAACAAGACACTCCCGGTCAGACCCAAACAGCAGGACAGGTTCAGGATTGGGAAGCTTTTCTTAACGGTTAATTTTTCTTTTTGAGGTTTTAAAATGGCTCTTCTCGAAGGTGTATTTAATACAGTCCCCCGCACTGGTCATCCGACTGAACTGAATGCTAAGTCGCTTTGTGCGGAACTCATGCGTCTTAGTCCTAATGGCGCAAGTCCCATTTCTGGTCTTTCTGCGATGCTTGGTACTACTACCGCTAAAGCATCGACCCACGGGTATTTCAGTAAGACTACGGAATTCATTGCTACCACTCTGGCAGCTAACTACTCGATCGGTGCGGCTACAATTTCCGTTACTTCTGCCAGCGGTCTTGGTGTGGATGATATTATCCATAACAACACCAGCAAAGAAAACATGCGGATTACTGCTATTTCTGGCACGACTCTGACTGTTACTAAAGCCTATGGTCGTATTGCTGACGCCGCGGGTACTTCTGGCCAGAAAATCATCAAGGTTGGTTCGGCTAAAGCAGAAAATAGTTCTCGTCCTACCGCTCGTCAATTCCCGACTGTGTATGTTCCGAACTATACGCAAATCTTCCGGAATGCATGGGCGATTACTGGTACAGCTGCTGCTAGCATGATGGAAATTGGTTACAATAACGTGGCTGAAAACCGTAAAGACGCCGCTGTTATGCATACCATTGAGCAAGAAACCGCAGTTATCTGGGGTCA